AACACAGGTAGGACCCCATTTAGTAACATTCATACCATTATACTCAGAATAAATAGATCCAGCATCTTTAGTAACTGTAAATATTTTTGGATTCATTCCGTATTCACCATCTTCTCCTCTAGAATAAGTAGTAATACCTTTTACTGTAAACTTAACATCACCTTCTTTTAATACTTTTTTGATTTCTTTTGACATAACCTTTATTTTAATTAATATTAGGGCTCGCACCCGTTTTACCCTGTAAATATACGAAAGCTCTCTCGCTTCTCCAAATTTTTAAGCATAAACCTTATCAAAATGTCGAGAAACCCAACCGTATTTTTCAATACTATCTTCATAAAAATCATCATCACCATACATGAAATGAGCATCGGCTTGATCTAACCACCTTAATGCTGTTTCTTTATCAGCACCTAATGACATTACATCCTCAATGGCTTTATTTTCCATAGCTTTTTCTTCAGCTATTTCTTTTTCATTTTGCTCACACAAATCATTAACAAAATCCTCTAATTCTTGATTAGACCACTCAGAGAAATTATAACCACGAGGGCGAATACCATACACATCTTTGTATAGATCTGAAACCCACATCATCACATCATTTCTTTCTTCCTGATTTTTAACACTTACTATGCTCATAACCTTTATTTTATTGGGCTCGCACCCGTTTTACCTGGTAAATATACGAACTCTCTCCCGCTTCTCCAAATATTTTCGCATAGAAAGAAAAAAGGCGCCGATTAAGGCGCCTTTCTCTACTGTATAGATTGAGCTTATTTCTTGTTAATAAAGAATTGAGCTAGAATAACTAGTGCTACTAAACCAACAAATCCTCCCTCACCAAAGCTTGAGATTAAACCTGTTAAGTTACCAACTACATCCATTCCGAATATAGTTTGACCAGTTAAAACATTCCATAGGATCGCTACTGGAAGAACTGCCATCATAATTGATAACAAACCTCCAAAAAATCCAGTTACATACTTAATTACATTTTCCATTTTAATTTAATTTAAGTTAAACAATATTAAAACTTCAATCCAAACCCTAACTGTAAGTTAGTAGTTTTAGCTTGTGTATCGTACACAACTTTAGGATCTAGGAATACTCCCTTATGGATAGTAAACATTCTGCCTACTCCTAATTTCATACCATCTGTGTCTAGTCCGTCTGTAGCTACATACGCGAAATATCCTTTATAGAAATATCTTGCATGTAAATCCAAACTTAAATCCTCAGTAGAATCTGCTTGAGAAACATTTGCCCCTAACATAAGGTCATCTGTTATAGCATACCCCACTGTTGGGCTTAAAGACCATTCAGTCCATGATACATTTGCAATGTCACCAGTACCTACGTACCAATCACCTTTTGCGTTTTGCACTTCTTGTGCGTTAGCTCCAACTGCAATAAACAGTCCTAAAGCTAGTGTTAAAATCATTTTTTTCATTTTTTTGATTTTGGTTAATAAATAATTTAATTTGAAAACGTAGTGGCCAGCTACTTTGGATAACTTATCGTGACCATTCCTACATTTTTCAAATGTCGAACCGGAACGATAATAAAATTGACCAGTATATCCAACCTATAGTAAACAAGTTGAATAATTTTTAATAACGGATAACTAGATCGTCATCTCCATCGTTATTGTTTTTTCCCTTAAGATTTTTTAATTTTTCTTTTAAAGCATTTAAACCTTTAGGACCCCTTTTGTTAGTTTTTGAGGTATTTTTGATTTTTTTTTCTATTTCTTCTATTTCTGACAAATACCCTTGTGGAAAAGCTGATTCTTCTGCAGTATTTATGGGTTCTTTATCGATTTCGTAGTCATAAATATCAGTAGGTTTTTCATCATCAATATTTTCATTTGGTTTAATTATGACTTTTTCACCATAAAGGTTTTTTTTTGTTTTAGGGCGTATTCTTTCAAATGCGTAGTTGGCAGCTATTACTAAAGCAATTGCTAGAGGGTCAAAAACAAATATTATTGTTAATAATAACCAATTAATAATTTTATCCATAGGAGTTCCTGTTAGTCCTGATAGATATTTTAAAGGGCCTAACTCACCAGATACAGCATCACTTGTTCTTACTTCAACTATTTCAGTTTCATAGTCAAATAATTTCTGATTTAATACATCTACTTTAGAATTGATTACAGTTTGACGTTCAATAGCTTGGTCTAATTGTTTTTCTAATGATTGGCGAGTTGCCCTTGATGTTGTAGTTATCAATACACCTTCGGCGTTTGTATATTGTATTTTGTTGTTAGATAAACCAGTACGTAAGTCAGCGACGGCTTTATTGATACTTTCTTTTTCACCGTTATATACGTCAAGCTGTCCCTTGGTATTATCTCTTCTAGTTTCAATTAAAACAATTTGAGCATCAATATTTCCTGCTTTTGCTGCAGTTTCTTGATAAGCTGATGATAAGAATCCATAAATCCCCATCGATGTAATAAGAATTAATATTATACAAGCTACTGATAGATAATATTTTAAAAATTTAGGTAATCCTTTTCTATATTGATATAAAAGAGATGCAATTACTAGTTTTGCTATTTCTAAAGATGTTGCCATTACGATAACAGCAAATGTTGCTCCTGCAAATAGTTTACTAAGGCCACTTATTGAATAAAAAGCAGCAGATGCACTTACTGACAATGCAGAAAACGCTATAATAAAAGGAAATATTCTTTCTTGAATTTTTTCAAACATATTTAAAAGTTTTAGCTTCTAAAACCCTTATGCTTATCTATACGATCTAAAATTTTATTTAAATGTTCCATTTTTATTAGACCGGCCATAGATGCATTTTTAAGAGCACTTATTAGCTGTAGTATCATGAACGGTACAATAACTACCTCTGATAGCCAACCTGTTCCTGTAAATCCTTTTTCAATCATCAAAATGACGGTAAGGATTGCTAACCATGCAAATGTGTTTCTTGTTATTCTTAGAGCTTTATAGGTCTTAAATCCCTCTCTCTTTATTCCTGCCCACATTCCAAATATCCCATCTAACCACAATACAGCAACAACAGCTAAGTATTGTTCCATGTTATCCATTGATAAGTTTAAAAAGTAAGTACATAAATATGTACAAAATGATGTTATCCCCACTACTGTAATTTTTGTTTGCATTCGTTTATAAATTTATCAACATTTCTAGTAATTCTGGTTGAGGGGACATATCAAATTTATCTTTACGAGTATTTGTATGTGTCCATAAACCTTTTACTTTCCCATAATATGCATCTGAGTTAAATTCAAATGCTTTTGCCCCATATTGTTTAACTAAAGATGGGAGACCTGCTCTAACATCTATATTATCTCTATCGGCAATATATATTATAAGTTTACGTAAAGATTCTATTTGTTCGCTTGAATATTTGTGCCACATTTTATATCCTCTAAATTCTTCATCTAGTTCTATAATTTGAGACTCATCTGCTGTTTGACCAGCATAAGTTTTACCGTTTGTTAAATAACCAAAACTATTTACTTCAATTCCTACAGAATTTACATGCATAGTCCTTGAACCATTTTTTCCTAAATGCCAACCAAAATTTCCTTCAGGAAAAGCTTGAACTACTTCACCATCATATTGATCATCATTTCCTTTAATAGATTGCCCACCTACTACAAATTCAGTAGCTACACATCCTCTATCATCTCTACCCCAATGTTCTATAGTTCTATAGGGATTATTCCATCCTGCTGTGTGGTGTAAAAATAAATATTCTGGTTGGATTGGACCTTCATTATATTCTCCTTTTGGTAAATAAAATTTATTAATGATTAAACCAGACTCATTATACATGGTTTCTGAGTTATCTGTACTAATTGTACCCATAAGTTCAATTGTAGCTGGGCCTACTATCCCATCAACTACTAATCCATTTTCTTCTTGAAATTTTTTAACAGATGCTTCGGTTCCTTTACCAAATATTCCATCAGCATCAATTTCTAAAAATTCTTGTAAATTTTTAACATCTTTTCCTTTTGAACCTAGCCTTAATATCATCTTATTTTGTTTCGGATTTTTTGAAAATTTTAGTAGCTCCATCAATTCCAAAACTTCCTAAAGTCATAATTAAAAAGGAATTGAAAATTGTATCACTAATAATTAATTCTTTCCCCCATACGCCTGTTATAATATCTACAATCGCAAAAACTGTCATCACTGCGAATGAAGAAAAACCTACAATTGTTTTTTCATTGTAAGTATTATCATCTTTAAATATTTTTGTAAAGGACATAATTCGATTTTTAAATTTTTGTACCATTCTGCAACGTTTTAGGGAAACTATTCGTGTATAAATATAGAGGGATACATTAATATGCATCCCTCTTTTAATTGTTTTATTGTAAAAACAACAATAGCGATTTTCGCCGCGTTATAATTTATTAATTAATTTCTGAATTGCGGCTTTAGCTAGATCCCAGTTTCGTGTTGCGAATACACCAAATGCAAATCCTGCGTAAACTTTAAATCCTAAAGACCAAAGTAATAATCCTAGAACTAATCCTAAAATACCTTCAATTCCATTTCCTAAAATCCAACCCTTAACTGCGTTGAAAGTTCTTTTAAACCAACTAAGTTTTACTGGTGGTAAAGTTGGTCCATCATCTTTTTTTACAGCTTTTGCTGTTTTTGCTTTTTTTGCCATTTTTTATTTGTTTTTTACGTTTGACTATTTATAAATATATTAACCATCACAAGATACACACTCAGCCATTCTACTTCCTAAATCTCCTTTAATAACTGAATCTGTTCTTAAATAATAAAAAGTTTTAATTCCTAACTTCCATCCTTCTAAATGTACTTGATTTATCCATTTTGGTGAATCATTTACATCAAAAGATAAATTTAAAGATTGAGTTTGATCAATGTATCTTTGTCTTAAAGCTGCTTGTCTAACTAATTCTAATTGATTTACTTCAGGGAATGTTAAAAATAATTCTTTTTCTTCAGGTGTTAAAATAGTATCTGGAAGATTCATAACTGATCCTCCATCTTGTAACATTTGATCCCACCATTCATCTTTATCTTCACCTTTTTCTTTTAATAATGATTGTAATGATTTATTTTTTCTAATAAATGTACCTTTAGCACCATTAAAAGTATAAATGTTAGCTGGTAGTGGTTCAATACCAGCACTTATACCCCCTACAATAACAGAATTAGAAACTGTAGGTGCTACTGCTAATAAGTGGGTATTTCTCATTCCTGTACCTTTACACCATAGAGGTTCGCCATATTCTTTAGCTAAATCCATAGAAGCTTTTTCAGCTTTACCTCTAATATCACTAAAAATTGTATGAGTCCAAGCTGTTGATGCTATTGAATTAAAAGGTAATGATTTTTGTTGTAAAAAAGTATGCCAACCCATAACACCTAAACCTAATGCTCTTCCTTTTTTAGCATGTTGGTGGGTTCTCCTTAATGAATCCTTACCATTAGATTTATCAATAAATTCTTGCATTACTCCATCTAAAAACCAAGTAGCTAATTCTACCGTATCTGTATCTTTCCATTCTTCATATTTGGCTAAGTTTAAAGATGATAAACAACAAATAAAACTATGTTCTTCATCTGTAAATAAAGTAATTTCAGAGCAAATATTAGTC